ACCTCGGAATCGGTTCAAATTATTAAAGCGATTATCACAGGTCTCTGAGCGTTTATCGCAGCCCGGATACACACTGATTTGCTCACCTACTGCCGGCAATTCCAGTAATGGCAAGGTAAGTAATAAGGATCCGGACTCATGCAGGCGAATGGTGCGTTTAATACCTTGATTGATTCCTTGGCTAAACTGCACGACACCTTGAGTAAAATATCCCTGTGGTTGATTAAGGCTACACACGATGCGGTTTAAATTGCTGCCCGCTTCTACAATGGCCATCACAGCATGTTCTTCACGAGATAGACCACACCCGGCATCAAATAAAGTGTTTTTACAACCCGGTTGCCATAGATCACGGGGCATTTGCACGTCCAACACGTCTAAATCTGATTTCACGGAAAATTCCAGATTATTACGTGTAAAATCAGGCTCAACAATTAAGCCTTCAAATAACTTGATAGTTTCTGCACCGTTATCAAATGGATTGGCAATATCTATAAATACCCGTTCCAGCTTAAAGCGTGCACCATCTAACTGGCCATTATGCACTGCCTGTAAAAACGGCAATGAGCCAAGCATGACATCATCATTTACCAATACCGTCACGCTCAGGCTATCCAGTTCAATGCCCACCTTATAACTCAAGCTATCACGTTCAATAATTGGACCATCTGACCGATATAAAAAACCACCTACAGTAAGGTGGTAATCATAATTGGTATAGCGATAAATATTGCCCTGTGTGGTCTGAATCGTATAGAGTTCAGCCATGACAAATTGATTACCCGCAAGCAATGCTTTGAGTCTGTCTGAAACCTGTCTCATATTTTATTTCCTAAAGAACCGATCAAATCGACCTGCTTTGCTTTCCAGAGTTTATGCATAAAATGTGTGTACTCCTGTTCATCCTCAGCAAAACGACAGCGATAATAAAACATTCCCTCAATGTAAATAATCTGTCCAATCGCAGGTGGTGAATCAAAAATTACGAGACCATTGTTCTGGACATCATAATAATCTTTAGTCCACATAAGTTCTGAATTACCAGTACTCCACATGAACACTGGATGATTTTCATTCCACATTAACTTGCTGCCGAAAGCTTCAACATTCGTAATGGGAATTTTTTGTTTACCCATTTGTTTATAAAGCTGAAAAACAGTTGTTAAACCATCACCCACAAATTCACATTGATAATCATGATCCTCTGGGAATTTATATAAAAAGGAATCAAAAGCACCACGACGTTCTATAAAAAAACTTTCCAGTTGCTGCAATTCCTGTTTATCCTGCCATTCCCGTAGAAAATCAAATGACAATCCAATTTCATAGGTTGGTACTGCCTGATAACTCGCACGCAGTTCACGACCATTTACCGATTGCATAATTTTGGTATGAAAGACAGGTTTTTTTGTGGCTTCCCATTGTAAACCAGGTAATTCAGGAAAGATTTCGTCAGACACGTATTACTCCTTATTTACCAAAATTACGGCCATAACTTTTTAGCCCACTCGCCACAGCTTTACCATTTTTACGCATAAAGCGTTTGATATCCCGACTATCCCATGCCTGAATATTATAAGTATCACCCATACTAGGAGTGGCCGCCATTGCCGGTGTACTTCCGTCACTACCATTCATCATCATTTGACCAAGTTGACGGATGGTATTGGCATGCTGTGCAGGTAAGACCATTTCCTCTTCATGCAACTGCGTCACAGGATTTAGTCCAGAAGGAATATCGTAACCACCGCGTGCAGATTTAATCTTGCCGGCAATTCCGGACACCAAGCCAAGTGCTGCGGCACCTGCACCCACCGCCAATACAGGACCAATATATGGGATAGAAACCATGGCTTTAAATGCACCTGCCATTGCTTCCCATGCATACATCATAATGGTCTTGATGGCTTCACCGGCTTTTAAGGCTAAACGGGCAACCACCCCCATGCCTGTGGCTGTGGTCCGTGCAGCTTCTCCAACAACGACAGCACCCGTCTGTGCGGCTTGTCCTGTTGCTTCTGCTGTGGTCTCTGCTGCGATAAAACCATACTTACGGGCAAGTTTAATGGCTTGTAATTTCAGCCATTGCTGCAATTCCTGTGTAGCTATCTGAATCGCAAAACTTGCCATATCTGTGAGTACGGCATTGGTCGCATTACGCCAAGTCAATGTGCCACTCATCATGGCCGTAATGCCTTTATCCCAAAGACTAGAAATTCGATTGGTAAAACCACCAAACTTATCTTCAAAATCTTTCATTTCGGCATTATTCAATAGACTTGGCATTTGGACATCACGAATGGTACGTTGATTATCCAAATCAGACACTTGCTGATTTAAACCGCTCTGCCCGGCTGGTTTGCCAGTCAATGCTGTCTGCTGATCTTCCAGATCAAGACGTCGTAATAAACCGTCTCGTTTGATCTGATAAAGCTGATTTTCCAGCTGTTGTTCACGTTGAGCTTTTTGAAGATTGGATAAACCTCCTGCATCGAATTCAGCCTGTAACAAGGCCATTTCAATTTCATACTGACGTTGTGCAGATTTTTCAGATTCTTCAATTGCCTGCTCTTCCAGCTTCTTCTGTTTATCAAAAGAATCCTGTTTGAGTTTTAAACGCTTTTCCTCAGCGGCCTGTTCTGCCTTAAGTACGTATTCCCGTTTTTGATCTTGTGTCAAAGTTGAGCCATTGATTTTGTCCAACTCTTTCTTCAGATCAATTGCAATTTTCTTTAATTCATCGGCGTACTTATACTCAAGCTCCAGACGTTCTTTTTCAGCCTGTTCAGCCAGTCGCTTTCTTTCCCTTGCCTCGGCATCAGCCTTGGCCTTACCACCATCGGACTTAGCACCACCCGATGATGGGGTAGTCCCGGTTCCCATACTGGAACGGATATTTGGAGCCAGTTGTGGTACAGTTGATGAAGATGAGGAATTTTTTGTCCCCATTCCCAGAATCATATTATTGATACCCGATACAGAATCAAAAAACGTATTTTTGAAATTGGTACGTCCTTCATCACGCATGGCAATATTGGCTTGGGATTTTGCCATTGCCTCCTGATTGATCTTAGCAATCGAGTTGGCACGTTGTCTGGCCAGATTTTCAAGATTATTAAAGCCCTGCTCCCATGCCGACTGAATGCCTGAGAAATTCAGCTTTAAAGCATTTTCGGCAATATTGGCAAAGGTTTTTAAGGCTGAACTCAAAGCATCCAGATAAAACTGCACATTGGCTTTAAAGGTAGCAAAGTTTTTTTCTGCGATAATGACTTGGTCAATCACAATAGAAAGGGCTTCAACCACGATCTGACGAATCAAGGCAAAAGCAATCTGAATTGCCGCACGCACAGCAGCCACAATGATCGCCAATGCCTGAAAAGCACCTTTTAGAATATCCAGAATACTTATCTGCTGGATCGTTTCAGAATCGGTTGTTGCTGTTAAATCACGCCATAAATCACCAATGGTATTAAAAATATCCTGCACAATACCCAGTAATTCTTGAAAGGTCAGAATAATGGCTTGAACACTTCCATCAATTGCTTCCCGGTTATCAGTCGCAAATGTTAGAAAATCATTGGCCAGCTCGGTCAATATAGGTGCAACCTGAGCAGCCATACGATTCATGGTGCCTTGTACAGTTTGTTGTACCAAACCTAATGCAGAATTAAACTCCTTTGTCTTGGCAATGGTTTCCTGATCCATAATGATGCCAAGATTGTGCGCCTGCTCGGCATACTGCTTGAGCATTTCCCCATTATTTTCCAGCAATGGCGATAACAGCGAAGCATCATCGGCGATTGATTCCATATAAAAAATCATATCGGCATGCGAGACATTAGCCTTTTGCAAGGTATCATAATACTTGCCTAACACCTGTGGACCAGATAAACCCTGAAATTCTTTTGCTGTCACACCCACTTTAGGTGCAACTTTTTCAAAGAAATCGGCCATTTCTCCGCCACCAGTCTGCATAAAGTCACCCAGCTTGTCATTGACATCTTTCATAATGTCACCAAGCTTTTCTTGCTCTACACCGACTTTGCTTGAGGCAAATTGCCATTCCTGTAGTTCTATAGTGGTGGCATTGGCAATACGTGCCTGATTCTCGATCTGTTTAGCTGCTTCACCAACTTGTGTGACTAATTCTGGTAAGGCTCCGACTGCTTCGGCTACTCCTCGTGCCACCTCTTGACCTATGCCCAAGAGAAACCCACCACGAACTAAAGAAAATCCATTCGTTAAAGAATCTGAAATATTTTGCCCTACATCCTGAAACTTG